ATCAGATATACGTTGATTAAATAGCTCTTGTTTGTTAAAAAAGTTAGATAAATCAGCAGCTAATCTATATTGCATTTCTGCCATAGTTTTCTGCTCCTCTCTTATCTCTGATATTATTTCTTTTTGCGTCATAACTTTAGTTTTCATCATCTCTTTTATATCCATAAAACATATGTGCAGCAGAGCCATTTGGATAAACTCTGTATTGTTCTAAATCCAATTCATCTGTACTCATAACATCATAAGCATAACCAGGATAATAAATTGGAGGTGTTATTTCGTGACCATCTGGGTCATAAGTACCTTGTGTTTTTACCACTTTACCAATATCAACAACACCTTTTGTTCCGTTTATGTATTTCAAAGATGTAACACCTTCTTCTGTTACTTCTTCCCAAACGTTGTTATCAATTAAGATTTGTTTGCCTTGTTGTTCTGTATCAAAAACTAATTTGTATATGTGCATTTTATTGTGTTGTTATTATTATAAGTGTAATTTATATTTATTTGGTGAATTACCGTTTATCATATTATTAATATGTGATATGGATATGTTTAAATCTAAAGATAAATCTTTAACACTTTCATATTTTTTATTATTTAATTCACAAAACACTTTTCTTCTTTTTGATTTAGACATTTTCAATCTACTTTCTTTAGAATGTTTCATTCCTTTATAATATCCTTCAGTACCATAACAAGGATGCAACTCTCCTTTTTTCTTTTCAGATAATTTTTTTCTATGTTCTTTGCTAAAATATGTATTTCCTTTTTTAGATTTAGATATTTTTCTTTTACTTTCTTCAGATTGCATTGATACACCTCTCGCATTGTTTGTTAAATTATATGAATTAATATCATTCTTGCAATCTAACTCTTGCAGAATAAACTCCTCCAACTCAATATAATCTTTACCAATATAAAGTATTTCTCTTGAAAAGCATTCTTTTCTTTTTTTATATGCTTTTTTAAAATAAGAGCCACTACCAATGTAACCATCACTTATATCTCCACAATGAGAACCTATATAATGTTTTCCATTATAAGAATCGCTCCACCTATAAACAAATCCAATATTATTCATTAGTTGCTTGTTAAAGATTGTAATTCTGCATCTGTTAATATTGGAAATACTGCTACTGCTTTTACTTTTCCGAAGAAATTTAAATTACCAACTGAACCAATATTAAAAGCTAATTTACTTAATCCAATAGGTGAACTTCCACTTGTATCTGTAAATCTTTCAATACCATCAATCCATAAAGCAAAATCATTTTCTTTATACTTTATTGCTATCTTGTGATAATTTAAAGTAGATGTAACAGTATATTCTTCATCAAATGAAGTAGAGCTATTAGATTTAACTATTGTTCTTATCTTGTTTGAACCAGTTCCAAAAAGTATATTTACTCTGTTTGAAGTAGTTCCGTCTGATAAAGCAATACCTCTATTAGTCCCATCATCAGCCAAAGATGCTATCTCTGCATACAATACACCCTCTGTGCTATTTATTAAACTAGAGTTCCCACTATTGTTTGCAATATCTTGTAGCCTAGTGTTTGTTGCTCCGTTTGTTGGGATGTATGAGGTTGCGTAGGATTGTTCTTCAAGTTGAAATCCGTATACTTCAATAACATCTCCAATATTATTTAATAAAACATATACACGACCAATATTTGAATCTGCTGTTTTTGTTATTGAAAACCTTTGCCATTCAGTCGTAATGTTTATAGTTTGAGAAGTATTATCAATATCTACTATCGTTGCGGTATCACTGCCACTTACTTTTCTTACATATACTGAACCAGTGTATGTTTGCCCAATAACGGGTGAAAAAGTTGCAATTCCTACTCGCAATCCACTTTGTGTACCTTGTACCCTCCAACAATTTTTAACACCCTCTGGCGATAAATTTGTACTTAATGTAACATCGGCAGTATTTTGTCCATAGTCTAATACATTATTCGATTGCTGTACTAAATTCGTACTCTGTGGCTCTAATAACCAACTTCCACAACCACTATCTGGTACTACTTCTTGACCAGTAACTTCTTTTACAGATACGTTGTCTATTGAGCCAGTAAAAGCACCCCAAGCAGTAAAAACAACATTTGCTGAATCTGCTATAAAATTTAAAGTATATGTGCCACTTGAATTATATTCTGAATCAACTGATGGAGTAGTAAACTTTACTAAACCAGAAACATAAGTTAAATCAAAAATTAATTTATAAGACTTACCAATAGTTAAAATACTAGTCTGCCTTAATTGGTCGTAGTTATTAGTACCATCACTATTAGCTTTACCATCACTAATACTCCATCCATTACCTTTATTCCAATTACTATCCGTTGCAAAATCACCATTTACAATTTCCTCACTTCCTAAAGTATCTTGATAACTAAACCCCTCGTAGTTTATTCTTGGTATGTTTGTATCGTCTGTTATTTCTTTTACTGAGATGCTATTTAATGTTATATCAACATCAGCAGTTGCTCTATAAAAAGCAATAAATTGAGTTCCAGTAGGTTCAATTATAGCTTCTTGTATCCCAACTGAATTATAAGTTTGCGAAACACCAGCTGCATCTATTTTAATACCACCACTTACAACTTCTGCAACATCTACTATTAATTTATATTTTTTACCACTAATATATTGAGCAGTAGATTGTAGTTTTGTTAATGGAGATGTATTTAAAAACTTTAATCTTGCAGTTCCTTGTGTTTGATTAAACTCTACATAATTATCTGCATCACTATCTATAATACTCCAATCTTGCCCAACTTCTTTAACTGAGATGTTTGTTATAGAGCCTATGAAATTTTCACTCATTAATCTAAACTGACCACCACCTGCTACAACATAATCTGTATAACTGCCTACTCCCGAAAAAGACTGCCCACTTACAAGACCATTATCTCTGTATTTCACACTTCCACTTGTATAATCTACAATATCAAATTGCACCTTGTAAGATGTTCCAGTACTTAAAACACTAGTTTGTGTTAAATAAGCTATATTAGTTCCATCGCATATAGCCTTATCATCTCCAATACTCCAACCACTTCCTAATGTCCAATTTTGTCCGACTTCTTTTACTGAAACGTTGTCTATTGAGCCAGTATATGCACTTTGTACAGAAAATAAAATATTATTTGCAGTTGTTGCAGCAACAAAATAAAATTCTTGCACACCATCTTCTGATGCTATATTTTGATAAGAAGCACCACCAACTTTAAATCTAATTGAGCCACTTGTATAGTTACTTATCTCTAAAACTACTTTATAAGTTTTACCTACTACAATTCCTAAATTACTTTGAAATACAATACCAGTTGATGCAGAGCCATTTAAAGTTCCTCCACTTATATTCCAGTCATTTTTTGTCCAATCACTATCTGTTGCAAAATCTCCATTAGTAACTAACTCACTTCCTTCTTGTGAAAAGTTTCCGTTTAATACTTCTTCTGTACCTATCTGTGAAAAGTTACCATTTGAAACTAACTCTGAATTTATTATCTGTACATTCTCAATTAAACCTTGTGCATTAACTCTAGTTGCAGCAGAATTTCTTTCAAAGTCAAAATCTCCATCTCCATTCTCTGGCTTTATACTTAACATACTACCATTGTCGTATGCAGTTGGTGTAAGTAATATTGATGCTTTATCTAATAAATTATCTGCCATCTTATTCTATGTTTTCTATTGTTGTTAATGTTGCGGTTGTACAAGTTACATTCTCGTAATAAGATGCTCTTGCTTGTAATGTTGATAATAAATTAGGTATTGCACTTGTTACTGATAAATCATAATAAATACCACCCCAGCCATTCTGAACTGGATTACCCCACCAACTAACTGGATATATTTCGTTTGCCATCTTTGTCTTTAATTTTTTTAAATAATATCTCCATCTTTTTAACGTTGGAGTCTTTTGGTTTGTACATCTTTTTCTTCATACTATCCTAAAAATATACCTCCAGAAAAATTAGAATCTGTATCTGGACTCATCTGCTCATTCGTAGATGTGTTATATTCTGGAAACAGATTGTTATTATAGTCCATATAATCTAAAAACCTTCTAGTGTAAAAGTCAGCAGTCTCATTAACTTTACCCATTAAATGTACTAACTCATCTTTATCTATAGGTTGCTTATTGTCTCCAATATGCTTATAAACACCACCATTACCAATATTGTAAGAAGCAAATGGCAAGTAAGAACTTTGACTGAACCAGATTAACATAGGTTTCACATACTGATTAACTAAATTTTTATAGTTAACGTTAACAACATCATCAAGTGTATCTGTTAGTATCAAGTCCTGTAGCTTATCGTACAGGTTTCCACCTAGATAGTTTTGGATATGCAAATCTTGAGCAACCTCTACAAATTGTATTAGCTTATCATCATCTGTATTTCCAGATATAATAGACTTTCTTTTCAAGTCATTTAATGTTATAAATAATGCTTTAGTTGCCATATCTTATTTTTTATTAGTTGGATAAGCTCCTCTATCTGGTCTATCAATCATTCTTTCAGTCATCTCATTTTGATTTTTAGGTTCTTTTAAACCTTTCTCGTAAGCTGAATTAGGGTCTACTCTTTTATCTCCTTTCAACTTGTATACTCTTAACTCCCAAAAATGATGGCAGTTTTTACCTCCTTTAAATTTTAGCAAACTATAGTTCTGTCTGTTATGACCTAACTCTTTATTTACACCTCTAAAAGACATCATATTAATATCTTCCTTTCTAAATACTATCTTTCTCTCTGTAAATGTTTCCATCTTTTTGCAGAAAGTCCTACTATTTGGAGATTTTCTTACAGGCATATAAGCGTATCTAATTTTATAGATGTCACTATCTTCTTTAGATGACTTGTTGCTAGACTTAATTTCAGCCATTTTAACCTCACTTAA